AGTGGGGGCCGAAGCCCCCGATTGATTAAAAGTTCCAAGCGGTGATGCTGCGGGCTTTGCAGATAGCGTTTGCTTCGCGCTTACCGCTGATCTTGATGACTTCAGCATTCTGAAACTCTTCGCCGTTGCAAGGGCGGGCGCAAATGCGAAGCTCGAAGCCGGTGCGGGTTTTGAAGAAGTAAGCGATCATGTTAAGCCCCTAGTTATCGAGTTATATGGAAGGACTCATTCATTCCATGGAATAACTTATAGGGATGTTGTTTTGAAAAGGCAAGTGGCTTTTTTAACTTTTTTGCCTTTTTTCAAAATTATTTTTGGGGGGCTTGCCTTTTTGAAAATTCTCATGTTATAATGCTACCTCATAACGTATAACTGGAGCAGTCATGATCCTGCGCAAATACCAAACCGAGGCGGCGGAAGCCGCTATCTCCGCGTTAGAAAACAAACAGAACCCCGTGCTACAACTGGCCACGGGTACTGGTAAATCGCTCATATTGTCAGCGATTGCAGAACACTATCGTCAACAAGGTAAACAGGTTTGGGTGCTCACCCATGTGCAGCAACTTGTTGATCAAAACGCTAAAACTTATAAAACTTTTACAGGGGTTGAACCTGCTATAATCTGCGCCGGGTTAAAACGCAGAGACACGTTCGGTGGTGTTACGATAGCGACTATTCAAAGTATTAAAAATCCGCTGCTTGAACAAGAAATTGCTCCTCCCGATTTTATCATCATTGATGAAGCGCACCGGGTTCCCCACAATGACGGGGAGCCTGGGATGTACGACAACTTGTTTAAAGATTGCCCTAATGCTTCTCGGGTAGCCATGACTGCGACACCTTGGAGAATGGACAACGGCATTATTTATGGGGAAGGTGAAAAATTTTGGTTTGACACTTTGGCGTACAAATACACGGTCCCCCGCGCCGTGCATGAAGGGTTTTTGTGTCCGCTAGTGGGTGTTGAAACGGAAATTCAACTTGATATAAAAGGTGTGACCGTAAAGGGTGATTTTGTTCAATCTGAAGTGGGTGACGCTGAAACGGATGCGTGGCTTGAAGCTGTTGCGCGGTCTCTTAAAAGGGTTGCTGACAATCGCAATCGCATCGCCGTGTATTGCCCAACGATTGATGCCGCTCGGCGTACTGCTCAAATTATCAAAGAAATCACCGGCTGGGGCTGCGGGGTTGTTACCGGTGATATGGACCAAGACCAGCGAGGTGTTGAGTTTGCTAATTTCAAAACGGGTGATAACAAAGTTTTGTGCTCGGTGGATATGATAACTACGGGGTTTGACTATCCCGAATTAGATTGCATAGTGTGTTTAAGACCCACCCTATCCTCATCACTTTGGGTTCAGATTCAAGGTAGAGGAACCCGGCTTCACCCGACTAAAAAGAACTGCCTCGTGCTTGATTACGTAGGTAATTTGATCAGGCTTGGTGGGGTTGATATGTATGAAACTTTTTACCGAGAAAAAGGCGGTGTTTCGGTTGCTGAAGTTAAAGCGGTCCCGGCGGAGAAAAAGAAACGAAAGGTGCTTCCGGGTTTGACAACTTTGGTACCTATAGACCCTATGACAGGTAAAGAAGCTCGCCATGGCGCTGAAATTTTAGTTGCTATACACGAAGTAGGCGCAATTCCTATACGCACCAAAAGAACACCAGACCGATACACGATGCTTGTCTTTTTCACATGTATAACGAAAGAGGGTGCTCGCATTCAAGCTTCTCAATTTTTAGACACCGGGCAACCTAATCGAAAAACATACGAGTTTTTTGCTAGAAGATCCCTCGCTGTGCGTTTACCTTGAGAGCCAAACGAGGTAACATGGCAAGTGAGAAATGCGAAACGCCCGAAACATGCTTTGGTGCAAAAATCGGGACGGTATTGGAACGTAGTTGATGAACTTTTCTAAAGGTGAACTGTGGTTAGCAAAACGCCAAGGCATATATGGGCTGTTGATAACACAGCCCCGACCACGTTAGACTACGCTCTGAGCTATTCGGCGTTAGGTTGGTACGTTCTTCCCGTCTGGTCAGTCGATGACCATGGGCAGTGCCGCTGCGGGCGCCCTAATAACGAAAAAGGGCACAAACCGGGTAAGCACCCGCAATCTGCGCTTGTCCCGCACGGCCATCAAGACGCAACACTTGACGAGCAAAAGATACGAGACTGGTTTGCTACGGACCCTGACGCCGGTATAGGTGTGAGCCTAGCTGATTCAGGGCTGCTTGCGTTGGACATTGATCCTCAAAACGGCGGGCAGGAAAGCCTCACTGCGCTTGAGGCTGAGCATGGTGTGCTGCATTCAAACTGCGTCGCAATGACGCAAGGTGGAGGCGAACACCGGCTGTTTATAGCTGATTCAGAAATGTCATATCCGGGCACGTTAGGGCCGGGTCTTGACCTGAAACATAACGGTTATATTTGCGTAGCGCCCACCCTGGGACCTTCAGGTGATTACAAATGGGGTGCAGGGCATTCCCCTTTGAGTGTGAGCCGCCCCGCTAAACCTTCACCACTGCCAACGTTTATAGCCGGTAAAGCACGTCCTCTGGTAAACTACAGCCTGACCGAGCGGGGCGGCATACCCGTAGCCACCGCGCAAACTTTTGATGACCTCAGGTCAGCTTTGAAACATGTTGACGCTGATGACTACACCACATGGGTGAACGTCGGAATGGTGTTGAAACCTTACGGCGAGAACGGTTATAAAATATGGACAGAATGGGCGGCGCAATCTGACAAATTCGATGCGTCTGCTCAACGCCGTAAGTGGGAAAGAGATATAGCCACGCCCCATAGCATAACGTACCGGTCAATTTTTAGGATGGCGATTGATAACGGGTGGGTCGGTAATAATGAAACGGTTGCGGTTGCGAAAGAAAAAGCCGCCGTTCATCCGTTGTCTTTGAAAAATTCTACAGAAAGCGGCGCTTCTAAAATAACAGTTTTTGAATACATTTATGATGATTTCATGAGTACGGGGGTGAATGTGGTAGCCGGGGCTCCTGGTGTAGGTAAAACTACTTTGATCGTACCTATGGCTCTTGCAACCGCGCACTTGTGCCCGCCAAATTATGAATTGAAACCGAGTGTTCGCAGAAACGTCATTATAATAACAGAATCTGTAATTCAGGTGCAGCGAGTTATATATTCGTTGTACTCTTGGGGCTTCACTGGAATGAGAAACAGTGATTTTGATGAGCGTGTGCGTGTGATAGCCGCGCAGCGTTTAGACCCTAAAATCGTATCTCAAGTCGCTGATGAATACAAAACATGGACGGTAGAAAATGAAAAAGCTGATGGCTCGATTCACGCTGCGTTGCCGCTCGTGGTTTTTGACACTGCAAATTCAGTATTTAATTTGGAAAACGAAAATGACAATGCGGAAGTAGGTCGAGCGATGGCTTACATAAAACAGTCATTTGCGGCGTTTCCTATCATTATCGTCAGCCATACCGCGAAGGCGCTAGGTTCTGGAGAATCAGACAATTTGTCACCGAGAGGTGCGTCTGCTTGGACAGGTGATGCACAAGGTGTTTATACGGTTTTCAAAGACGGAGAAACAGATGACTCTCCTAGAGTTTTGAAAGCTGTCAAAGTCAGGTTCCCAACACTTTACAATGAACTAGCTTTTGATTTGATAACAAACAAAGAACGCCACAAAGACGTTTTAGGGTATGACAAAGACATTTGGTTTAGCCATTCTGTGGCGCGGGCGCTTAAACCTGGAGAAAGGGTGCAGATAAAAGAAGATCGTAAAGAGCAAAAAGATGCAGAAGTTTGGGGCGTTATTTTGCGAGCAATTTTAGATCTTGTTCGCAATCATCCAGAAAAATCTAGGTCGTTTTACGAACGCCTGCCGGTAGCGCAAGGCGGTGTGAAATGTTCACAAGAGCGGAAAGAGCGGGCGATAAGCACCCTGTTGGATGACGGCGTGTTGATCAGGGTAGAACTAGATGCGCCTCGGGGTAGAGCCAATCATTACCTCAGAGTTGATGAAGATGTCGTAGCGGCGAACAGCGCCGGAAAATACACCATATAACTTGCAGGAGATGACTATGCTAACGATATTTCCACACACGTCATTGGATAGAGAAATTGTTCAATGGGAGCAGTTTTTAGGTAAACGCACGCCTTGGGAAAACCGGGGCGGTATCTGGTTCAAGCGGGAAGATTATTTCGCACCGCTGGGTTATGGTGGTCCAAACGGATCAAAGATGCGCCAGTTGATTTGGTATGTGAACAGGTTTCGTGAAAACAAAACTCACATATTGACTGGTGCGAGTATCCAATCACCGCAGTTGAGTATGTCTGCTATTGTTGGCGCCCATTACGGCTTCAAATCAAGGCAGGTTGTTTACAGTCAACCGCACACCGTGTTGAAACATTCAAACCCTCAAATCGCATATGGGTTCGGGGCTGAGTTTGAATTTGCGAGTGGCCCGTATAACCCCATAATTCAGCGCAAAGTTTCAGATTTGAAACAGGAAAAATCATTAGTAGTTGAATACGGTATAACCCTGCCTATTGAATCGTACGAACCTGAAGACGTAAGAAAGTTTCATGAGGTCGGGGCCAACCAGACGCTAAACTTGCCGCCTGAAATCAAGCGGCTTATTGTTCCCGCAGGTTCATGCAATTCTTTGACAAGCATTTTGTTAGGATTAAGCCGAGAATCTCACAACCTTGAAGAGCTGTTTACAATCGGTATCGGCCCGAACAAGATGAGTTGGATGAAACAACGGCTTGATTATATGGGTGTTAACACTAATCAATGGGCCTTCAAATGGAAACACCACAGTTTGCATGAAACCGGGTACAGTAAATACAGTGACCACTTCAACGGAGAAACTTTTGAAGGTGTTCAATTTCATCCAACTTACGAAGCTAAGATGTGGCGTTGGTTGCGCCAAAATGAACCTATTGACAGAGATGACGAAACCGGGTTTTGGATAGTTGGTTCAGCTGCAAACACCAAAGTTATAGAACCTTTCTACACACGGAGGCTAGCATGAATGCGGTAGGTAAAGTGTTAAGTTCGCGATGGTTTGCAGAAAGCATCTGCATTGTCCGCGTGAAAAACGCAGACAACCAGATTGTTTATTACCTAGGTTACAGCGAAGAATATGATCACGAAGACGCGCAATTAGATGTTGCGCTGTGGGGGGTTGTGTTTCCTAAAAACGCAGGCGACGTTCTGTTTGACATAAAGGGGTGAAAAATGGACTACCGGATAACTGAGAACCGTCTACCTTACTTTGAAAAACTGTACGAAATGAACTTGAAAATGGGAGTCATGCCGGGGCTTGTTTATTTATACATGCCCGCGCTCGCCTCTCATTTTAACTGGAATGATGAAGACAAACTGTGGTTTGCGTTTCTTAACGGAATGACGCAGAACCCTATAACTTCACTTCGGATGTTTGAACAGCTTCCTGAAGTACCTACACACCCTCGCGGTGTAGACAAATTTGATCAGTGGTTTAATGACAACTGGGTAAGCCTGCAATTTGACACTGATCGACGTTATGGTAAAAAAGAAACTGTTGCGGCTATCCTTAGCTATGCGCAAACCGTTTACAAATGCGGTAGTCAAGCAAAATTGTTTTCAAGCGACAATTTCTCATATCTTTGGGGGGTTGTTACCGGCAATTTCCACTCGTTTGGCAGACTTACCGCGTTCTCATACCTTGAATATGTAAAAATAATGGGGTTCGGGAGTGATTGCACAGACTTGCTTTTTGCAGACAAATCAGGTAGTAAATCTCATAGAAACGGCGCGCTGCTTTTGAATGGGTTAGACCACCTAGTTCATGACAAAAGGATGCCCAACGGTTTCGACGGTAACTATGATAATTTCGAACGCATGTGTGGATGGCTTTCTGATGATGCTAAAACGAAGCTTGGGGTGTTCAAAACACTTCATCCAAATGTTCCTAACGTGGGTTATTTCACGTGGGAATCTAATTTGTGCACGTTTAAGAACCATTTCTTCGGGCGCCGATACCCCGGCGTTTATGCGGACATGGCGCAAGAGCGTATCGAATGGGCTGATGAGCGCGGCTTAGGTCAACATACGGCGTTGTTTAAAGAGATGCGGTCAGGGTTGTTGCCTGATTGGCTGCGTAGCGAATGTGAAAATAACCGAATAACTATGAAAGAAAAAGGCGCTGATTTCCCAAAATACGGGATGCCTTACAGAGCGGAGTGGTTCCTATGAAACATGTGATACTTAGAATAGCCGGAACTTTCGGTTCAGGTAAAACGACAGCTGTGCGTACGTTTTTAACCAGTTACCCGATTGAGATCTTGATGAGCGGAGCTAAAATCGCCGGGTATCGGTTAGATTTAAGTGAAGCTGGTATCAAAACCCCTTTGTACGTTGTTGGAAAATACGACAACGTGTGCGGGGGAACAGACGCTATCAGCACGCAGCAAGAGATAGCCGAGAAGGTGCTCAAAGCTCATCAACTAGGGCATGTGTTGTACGAAGGTGCTTTGGTGTCTGCAAGCGGCCTCGGAGGAGCCGTGACGCAAGCGATTCACCCAACAGGTTGTGATGTGTATGCGTTTTTGAATACCCCGCAAGACTTGTGTGTAGAGCGGGTTATTGGGCGTCGAGCGGCGGCGGGGAACGAGAAAGAGTTTAATCCTAAAAATTTGGTGCAAAAATTTGAGAGTGTGGTGGCGTGTTACAAAAATTTACGCGCCGCAGGCGGTTACGACACCCGCATCCTTGATTACAAAAACCCGCACCCGCAACTGTTAAGCATAATAAAGGAATATGAAAATGATTGAAACTTGCCCGTTTAACATACCTACCCGTAAAAACGTGTGCACGGTAGAAGCCGTTGCGTATTTTGTATGGGAAAGAGAAGCTATACGTATAGCTAGAGAAAACGGACATGCCGCTCCGTGGACAACTGACCCGGTTTTAGCTAAATACAAATTCACGAACATCAGGCGTAAGGACGACCGGGTGTCTCAGTGGGTAATTGAAAAACTCATAACCCCGAATTTAGGTAGAAAAGATTTATGGTTCACCCTTTTGATAGCGCGACTGTTAAATTGGCCTCCGACATTGAAAATGTTAAAAATGGGTGGTGTGATACCGTGCAAACCTAAAGAATTCAGGTCTGCTATGTTTGTGTCGACTATTGAAAATTTGAAAGAAGAAATAGGTAAAGTGTATTCTGGCGCATACATGGTTTACCCCACCAAAATGGACCCCGGTGGTAAAAAGTCGGAGGCGCTTGCAAAACACATCATCGGTTCGGCTATAACGTCTGAAGCTGAGATAACTGCCAGCCTAAAAGAAAACAGCATTGAAAAGTTTGTCACATCACTGTCCCAGTGCTTCGGTATAAGTACCTTTATGGCGGGGCAGGTAGCTGCGGATTTGACATATGCAACCGGGCATCTTGACGACGCTGTTGATTTAAAATCATACGCTCCGATAGGTCCCGGAAGCTCACGAGGATTGAACTACCTGTTAGACCGCAAACCGTTTGCCATGTGGGAACAGAATAAGTTTAATGACCAACTGAAAGATGTTAACAGTTTTATAAGCCGCACTCTTGACATACACGACCTGACGCTTCATGATGTTCAAAACGTGATGTGTGAATTCAGCAAGTACGCACGTACGTTGTTAAACGAAGGCGTCCCCAAAACAACATACCGCCCAGAAACGGAGTTTTAACATGGAACTGGTAGTTAGAAACGTAAACCACGCATTCGCTGAAATCTTTTGGCAAATGAAAAATTTGAATTTGCAGGTTGAACAAACCCGCAACGGGCCTGCGTATGTTTTTCCAGATTTGGTAGTTACAAAGTACTTGTTTCCTACGGAACGAGTGCTATTTCATCCCGCTAGGGACGCCAACCCTATTTTCCATTTGATGGAATCAATTTGGATGCTGGCCGGTAGGAAAGACGTTGCTTTTTTGTCCCAATTTAACAAAAACATGGTGAATTTTAGCGACGACGGTGTTGAATTTAATGCGGCGTACGGTTATAGATGGAGAAAGCATTTCGGGCGCGATCAGCTCGATGATGTTATAATGCTGCTCCGCCGCGACCCTTTAACCCGGCAGGCGGTTATTCAAATTTGGGATACCGATGATCTGCAAAAGAAAACAAAAGACAAAGCTTGCAACACTCAAATTGTTTTTGACACTCGTGGGCAGATGTTAAACATGACGGTTTTCAATCGTTCTAATGATATCTGGTGGGGTGCTTATGGTGCAAACGCGGTCCACTTCAGTTTTTTACAAGAATTCGTATCGCATGCTTTGAAATTGCCCATCGGGGCTTATCGGCAGGTGAGCAACAACCTACACCTCTATACCGAACTTTACAATGCCTCTAACTACGTGAAAAAGCCGCCCGTTGCGGTTGATTTTGATTTATATTCGAGCGGGGCTGTTAAACCCAAACCTATAATGACAAATTCAGACCACCGCTTGTTTTTAACAGAATGTGAAATGTTTTGTGAAAACCCGTTCAATGAAACGCTTCGCTACGAAAACGTGTTTTTTGAAAAAGTGGCCCGCCCCATGGCGTTGATCAGTTTGGCAAGAAAATCCAAAACTGAAAACGGTTACAAAATAGCTAAACAAATCAATGCTGAAGATTGGAAAAGAGCGGTTGTCATGTGGATTGATAAAAGAGAATCTATCAAACAAGGTGGTGAAGTTAAAAAGTAACTTGCCTTTGAGAAACACACCGGTTATAAGGGTTCTTATAACTGCTAACTGGAGAACTCGAATGAAACAGACACTTGACTTCATTATAAACGGCGCGGATGTAAAACGGTATCACACCGTTAAAACTCATACGCAAGAAACCGTCGGGCATCACTCGCACGGTGTGGCAACGCTTTGCTTGCTGTTTGATCCAAACCCTAGCACGTCACTTTTGAAAGCGGCGCTGCTACATGATCTCACTGAGCAGTTTACAGGCGACATTCCTTCACCCGCAAAACGCGAATTAGGTATCGCTAACGACATTGGAGTTTTAGAAAAGCGTTTGATGCAAAACGCCGGGATTTCAATGCCCACCCTTTCAAACCACGAACGCAGAACCCTGAAACTTGCAGACATAGCGCACGGGGCGCTTTTCTGTTTGAAAGAAATGTCAATGGGTAATGTAGACATTCGAAAAGTATATGATCGGTACATTTCGTATGCTGAAGAGTTAAATCTTGAAGGTCGTGAAAAAGAAATATTCAACCTGATAAAGGGGTAAAGCGCATGATCAACGGCAACGCAAACTCTCGTCAAATTGGTGGGAACCATTATCAATCTCAAATTCAACATTGGGATTATGTTGTGGCAAACGATCTTGATTATTTTCAAGGTCAAATCACTAAATACATAACCCGCTGGAAACGTAAAAACGGCATAGCTGATTTATATAAGGCGCAGCATTTTATGGCTAAGTACATAGAACTCGCAAAAGTGGCTGGCTGGGAAGCAGATCCATTAATGCCTGCAAAAAAGACAGAAACGTCATCAGAAGTTTCTGATGAACACGCAGAAGCTACTCCAGCGTATGTGAACCAAGACTGATGAGCACCTGGGCGTTTGACACTGAAACTCTTCCTAACCGCACTCTGTTTTGCGCTAAAAACGTAGAAACAGGAGAGTGGTTTGACGTGTGGCGGCATCAACCCGGTGCGCCTGAGAAGCTGTTGAAATTTGTCCAACGCCCAGACACCACGTTTGTCGGGTTTAACAGTAAAGCTTTTGACAACGTGGTTGTTGCTGCGTTTTGCCTTGGCAGAACCGAAACAGAAATTAAAAGAATTGCCGATGATTTGATTGTGAACCGCGTCAATTCGTGGCAGGCTATGACAAAATATGGGCTTAGAAACGTGATATTAGATTCAATTGATTTGATTGAAGTCGCACCTTCTTTCGTAGGGTTAAAAGCTTACGGTGCGCGTATGCACATGCCGCGCCTGCAAGATATGCCTATAGCCCATAACGATGTCATTTCTAAAGATAAAGAACCCGTGCTGTTAGAATATTGCCGTAACGACGTAGAAACAACCGCCGAGCTGCTAAACCAGTTAGAAGGTGAAATCTTGCTTCGTGTCGAAATGAGCCACCGCTATGGTGTTGACATGCGTAGCAAGTCTGACTCTCAAATGGCTGAACAAGCCTATATCAAAACTATGAAATTAGCGCGAAAAGAAAATGAAATCCCCAAAAGTATCAAGTACATACCGCCTTCATTTTTGAAGTTTGCAAACCCTGATTTGCAGTTTTTGTTAGACCGGGTTTATCATCACGTGTTTGAAATGAACCTTCAAACCGGGCATGTAAAACTGCCTGATTTTTTAGGGTCTCAAACCATCAAATTCAACACTGGTGAATACCAGTTAGGCGTTGGGGGTATCCACAGTGTTCATGACAAACAAGTTTGTTACGTTGCTGGTGATGATGTCATCACTGATATCGATGCCGCTTCTTTTTACCCTAGTATTATTCTTGAGTGTGGTTTTGTGCCCGCCTCATTAGGTAAACCTTTTGTAAACGAATATCAAAAAATTTACAACCGGCGTTTGGAGGCCAAGCGCAACGGCGACAAGGTCACTGACGCTACGTTGAAAATTAGCCTGAACGGAACTTTTGGTAAGCTCGCCAGCCGTTATTCAGTTTTGTATTCACCAGACCTCATGCTTGCGGTCACGCTAACAGGTCAGTTTACCCTTCTGATGCTTATCGAATGGCTTGAGCACGCCGGGGCTACAACCCTTAGCGCAAACACTGACGGCATAGCGATACGCTACGAGAAGGAGAAAGAACAACTGGTAAAAAAAGTTGTGCAAGAATTTAGTGCTATTTCTAAATTTTCATTTGAATACACACCGTATCGCGTTCTTGCGATGAAAGACGTAAACAACTACATTGCCGTGAAGCTTGATAGAAAATTGAAAGTGAAAGGTATTTATTCTCCTCTTTCTCTACGCAAAAACCCTACAGCTCAAGTGTGCGCTGACGCCGTCGGTAACTGGCTAGCTGATGGCACGCCTTTTGTTAAAACTATACAAAACGCACCCTTTGTAAATTTTATCAGCGCAAGAAACGTAACGGGGGGCGGGCAGCAAAACGGAAGTTATTTAGGTCGTGTGGTGAGGTGGTATCAATCAAATGATTCTAGTCTTGAGCCCATACGTTATGCGGCGAACGGCAACAAAGTTCCTAAAACTGATGGGGCTAGAGCATGTATGACACTTTTAGACAAAACCACGCACCCTGAAGATTTAGATTTGATTTGGTATGAGAAAGAAGCTATCAAAATAGCTATTTCTGTAGGTTGCAAAACCTATTTAACGCCAGAGCAAATCGCACTTATAACACCCCCACCTAAAGAACCAAAGAGGCGTAAAAATGCAAAATGATCGAACCGTTTACGTTGTGCAGGTTGACAACACAAAAGATTTGTCAGACGCAAAAAGATATGGAGCCTTGCGTGCGGTTTTTGGTAATCCTAGAAAACCGTATGATACGGCCACTATGATAGCGAAAGCTAGAAACGTTTTGCAAAATTACAGAGAAGGTGACTACCTTTTGATCATCGGTGATCCTTCGCTCGCCGCCGTTTGCATGACGGTGATTGCTGAATACGAAGGGTTGATCAACATCCTAAGTTGGGATAGAAATACCTTTCAATATCTGCCTTTGTGCTGGGACTTTGACCAGCCTGAGTTAGATTTTGAAGAGTTTAAAACGGCGGAGTGACAACCGCCGCACTTCAGAAAGGAGAAACAAATGTCAGATTGGAAGAAAACTTTGAGAACCGGTAAACAACAAATTCCACCGCGAATTTGCATTTATGGCGGGCACGGGATCGGTAAGTCAACGCTTGCTAGCCAGTTCCCTAAACCTATCTTCATCAGCACTGAAGATGGCCTTGATTCGCTTGATGTCACTAGCTTTCCCAAAGCTGTGAAAATAAATGATGTTGTTGAAAGCATCAAAACGCTCATCAAAGAGGATCATGATTTCAAAACTATTGTTATCGATTCGGTTGACTGGTTGGTAGAACCGTTGATCGTCGGTAATGTAGAATCTTCTCATGAAGCAAAAGATCTTGCCTATGGTAAAGGGCAGATGCTAGTTGCTGAAGAATTTAGAGAGATTTTACAGGGTCTTGATGTGCTACGTTCGAAACGCGGTATGAACGTAGTTTTGATTGCGCATTCGGCGGTCGTCAAGTTTGAGGACCCGCGCACTGAGCCATACGACCGTTACCAACCTAAGCTGCCGAACCGTTGCAATGCGTTGCTTCAAGAATGGGCTGACGTTTTGGCGTTCGCAGCTTTTAAGGTTATAATTCGCAAGTCTGACGCCGGGTTTAATAACACAAAAAACCGTGGAGTTACGACGGGTGAGCGCCTTTTGCACTTTGTCGAAAATCCGGCATATGCGGCAAAAAATCGTTACAGCTGTCCCGATGAGATTGAGATGACTATCGAAAATCTTGAAAAGCTGATCCCTATCGCAAAATAACTCAGGAGAACTACAATGGCTAAGTTTGGTTTTGACACGAGCGAAGTTGAAGTGAATGCCCCGGCAGAGTACGACCCGTTGCCCGAGGGTGAGTACATTCTCAGCGCAGTTGATGCTGAAGAAAAGACCACAAGTCGCGGAGATGGCTCGTATATCAAAGTGAAGTTTGAAGTTGTCAAAGGTGAGTACGCCGGGCGCTTGCTTTGGCAAAATTTTAACGTCAACAATCCGAGTGAAAAAGCACAGAAAATCGGTCGTCAACAGGTTGTTGCGTGGGCTACCGCCTGCGGTAAGCCGGAAGCCGACGACACTGACAAGCTTTTAGCAAAGCCGTTCCGGGCTTCAGTAGCTATTGAGCCGGGTAACGGGGGTTACAAGCCTAGCAACAAAATCAAAGCGTTCTTGTTTGACAGTGATGAAAAGTCGGTTAGGGCGGCAGCGAAACCCGCAGCAAAGCCTGCTGCAAAACCGGCGACTTCTGCGGCTAATCCTTGGGATTAACTAAAAATCGGGGTGATTCTCAGGAGTCACCCCTTTTCAACGGGAGACACGCATGGTCGCTATACCGCCCAAACCCGAGCAGCAGATAATTGACAAAATTTACGCTGCTATAAAAAGATCAAAAGAAAACCCAGATATCTATTTAGGGCGCCTAGGCGCTTCTTTTATAGGTGAAGAGTGTATTCGACAAATATGGTTAGATTGGAGAGGTTTTGCACGTAAAAGTTTTGATGGTAGAATGTTGAGGTTGTTTGAAACTGGGCATCTTCAAGAGGCTCGGATAGTTGACGATTTGAGGCTTGCTGGATTTGCCATATGGGACAAACAAGAGGATGGTTCTCAATTTCAATTTTCAGACTCAACCGGGCATTTTGTAACCAAAGTTGACGGTGTCGTTAAAAATGTCCCTGACAGTTCTAAAACTCACATTTTAGAAATCAAAACGCACAACAAGAACAGTTTTTCATCGTTGGTTAAAAAGGGTGTTCAAGAGGCAAAGCCGTCACATTATGCTCAAATGCAAATTAGCATGTTTGTCGCCGGTATGACCCGCGCCTTGTATGTGTCAGTTTGCAAAGATGATGAACAGTTTTACGTTGAACGGGTAAAAGAAGACAAACCGGAACAAGCCAAACTGTTAAAAAAGATTGAGAAACTTCACGCTGCCAAGTTACGCCCCGCAGGTATCAGCGATGACGGAACAAGCTTCGGTTGTAAATTTTGCGATATGAAAGCAGTTTGCACCAAAGAGGTTGAGCCGTTAAAGCACTGCAGATCCTGCTCGATGTGTGTTCCCGGGCAAGAAGGTAAATGGGTGTGTGAATTAAACAATGACACTCTAAGCGTAGAGAGGCAGCGTCAGGGCTGCGAACATTACGAGGCGTTATGATCACCATCGGTATAGACCCAGGACTCAGCGGCGCTATCGCGTTCCTTTCTGACGGCAAGTTTTTGACAGTTCAAGACATGCCGATAATAGCCAAAGGTTCGGGCGCTGTAAAAAATGAAGTTGATCCGGCAGGTGTCGTTTCAATTTTAAGGCAGTACGCGCCGATTGATGAATCGATATTGGTAGTTATCGAACGTGTCAACGCG